ATTTTTTTGGGATCAATTTGGGGACGGAGGTCCAGACACCCCTCTTATAAAAAAATAAATAATACTTAAAAAATCTATACGTGTTTTAGGTAAGATGAGCACGTGCTCGATCCCAGGATGCTACGAGCCCGTGTGCCCGCCGACTGACGTGTGTGACGAGCACGTATCCGACATACCACTGGGTGACCCCCGGTTAGGACCCGTCATCAGCCTTTTTACAAAATTCCTCAGACCCCAGGACGGTCCGGAAGTTTTTGAGAAATTTTTTTTCATACATGATGGTAATGGAAGTGGTGTGCCCGAAGTGCGCCAAGGTATTCACCCATCCGACTTACCCATCGAAGGCGAAACAGGCCCTACAATCCCATCTGAACCGCAAGAACCCTTGTGATTCTTCAGAGTACAAGATAGATCGTCCGGTGACGTTCGAGGTGCCAGATATAACACGTTTGGACCTTTCAGGGGTCGTCGAAGAGATGCGGAACAATATCTATCTTCGTGACAAGTTCAGAATCACAACCATCTTCAGAACCCTTCTCACACGCAACAAGTTTGCGACGATTCCAAATCTAGGGACGGGTCGTGTGATGTACAAACTCGAGGGCTACATCATGTATAAAAGAATAAGTGAATTTCTAAAAGACTTTTGGATATACGTGCTCGTCAGACAGGTAGGTCCATTGCTCTCTCGTGAGTGGGACGGGTGGGCCAAGTTCGCCGGACTAGTAGAAAGATCTGCGACGCTCGGTCTCGAGACGACTATGGTTCCAACAGCCCACCTTAATAAGTGGTACAAGTCCGATCAGTACAAAGTGTTGAATTCGGCGGCATCTGGATTTTTTAGAAACGAGCTGTCACGGAGCGAAAGGGCCCAGATCGCGGTGAATCTCGGGACGCCGTCTCAAGTAGTGTCTTGCATGGCCATCGCGCCCGGTCCCCCTTGATTCTTTTGGGGACCCCTAATAAATGGAAGTCCTCAACGATGCTGAGCGCCGCTTTTCCCGCAAGCTCGTGGACGCCATGCTTCCAGAGCTCATCCAGACCTTTTGGGACGTTTGGGAGGACACGAAGAAGGAGAACAAGGATCGCAAGTTGGTCGAGAACTACCGTCAGAACCTGCGCAAGGTCAAGGGTGAATGGTCGAACGTCAAGGTGAAGCAGCACGTGGCCAATATCATCAAGGAGTGTCCGCTGTTCCCGCGGCTCATAGCAGCCGTGTTCGTCATCCACGTCAAGATTCTCAGTTCGATTCGGATCGACAAGTCAAGCAAAAAGATTTCTTTGAAGTTGCCGAGCAACGACGTGTTCGTCCACACGTGCTTTATCGAGTGCGCCCGGGACATGTATGAGGAGCCCTGGGTCATCACGGACGAAAAGCCCGTGTCTGAGCGCCGGTCCGAACTGAACACGCGCTTCACCAAGTGCATCCGCGAGACGATCGAGAACCTCGTGCCGACCGAGGAGATTCTCAACACGTATCTGACCTTGCCCGAAGAGGACACCAACCTCGAGATGGAGCACGATGGCTACGAGGATCCCGAGGAGCACACTGAGGAGCGTCCGGACGTGGGCGAGGCCCTGGATGCCGTGGACAACATAGAGCAGGAGGAGCCCCTCGCGGACGGCGCTCCACCCGCGGGCACCATTCAGTCTGGGGAGCTCCCAGACCCTGTCGAGACACCGGGTGGCACCAAGACGGTCACGGTCACACCCGCGCCCATCCACAAAGAGTCTCTGTTCCCGGACGCGCCCGAGGTGGGCAAAAAAGGTCTAGAGGACTAGTAGTAACCGATGGATCACTACTTCAGACAGCCCTGGTCGGCGGCCCTCATCGCGGCGGCCGCCACCATGGCCTACATCTACGGACGTAACAAGATGAACGGGAAGAGCAACGTGCCCAACTCCGAGTACGCCAAGCCCGCCTTTCTCGTGGCCCTCCTCGTCTATCTCGTCGTCAGCCAGGGCACTGGACAACGCGAGTCTGTAAGTCTTGAACCGTTTTAATACCGAGGGGACTTAAAAAGATCAAAACATAAATTACTAATGAGCTCGCTCGACGCCTTCAACGACATGATGGGTCAATTCCTGAACGAGCTCGTCCTCACATTTCCAGAAGAGAAGAGCATCCAGAAGTTCCAGGCGGGTTTCGAGGTGTGGCGGGTCGCCACGCCCCGTGCGACCCTCGAGGGCTTTATGAAGTCGGTCGGCCCGCACGCGTCCAAGCTTATGGCCAAGGATGAGTCCTTTTTTCTCGAAAATGCGAAAGATATTGATTTCCTGAAGGATATCAACCTGCACGTGATCTGGACCCCAGAGACGAGCCCTGCGACCAAGGCGGCGATCTGGCAGTACATGCAGACCCTGCACATCCTCGGTATGACTCTGTCCATGTTCCCCCCAGAGACCCTTGAGGCTATCGAGTCGGCGGCCAAGAAGTGCGCCGAGAGCGGTGCGTTCGACCCGAGCGCGATGCAGGGCCTTCTGGCGGGCCTGATGGGTGGGGGTGGCGGGAACCCGTTCGCGGCGCTCATGGGTGCGGCGGCTCCTCAGCAGCCGCGTCGCCCGCGTCCCGGGCAGCGTCAGGTTCGTCGGAAGCCAGGGGGGCCGCCGCCTCTTCTGTAAAAAAATCAGGGCCCAAAGTAGAGATGGATCCACGCGAAGTCTTCAGATCCGACAAGCTCCTCGAGTTTTGGCCGACGGCCATGCAGTCGTCCAAGGACCGCGTCGCAGCCACGACCCGTTTCATCGTCTACGCCATGTGCATCCTGTATCTCATCAAGCGCGACGCCCGTATCCTCGCGCTAGGCATACTTGTGCTCGCAGTGCTCTATTTCCTCTGGACTTCGAACATGATCCCAGACGGCCAGCTCCGCCCCACGTTCGGCGACGGGCGGACCCCATGGTTCGGCCGCGACACCGTGACAATGCCCACCATCGACAACCCCATGGCGAACGTTCTTTACACGGACTACACGGACCGGCCCGACCGGCCCGCTGCGGCTTGGTACCCGAGCGTCAAGCAGGAGGTTTCCCAGGCTTGGGAGTTTATCCATCCGTTTGAAAAGAAGCGCGACGCCGAACGCAACTTTTACACCGCGCCCAGCAGCACGATCCCCAACGACCAGACGGCGTTCGCCGAGGCCTCCTTCGGCCCGAAGTTCGGCCCCTTCTGCAAGGATGGCTCCGGCACATGCGACATGGATTCGGACCGCTTCCACTTCCCGGAGCGGCAGCAGATGCGGGCCGGCAATGGCCGCTAATTTTCTGGGACTAGAGTAACTATGGGGCGGACTCTGCAGACAGATGGCCTCACGCTCCAGGAGCAGATTTGGCAAGGGCCCGCGACCGTCGTCCTCGACGATGTGGTGCGCGTGGAGGACATGCTGCGTCCCCAGACGACCGACCGCTGGAACCGCTTCTACAACGAGCGGGCCAATGATTTCCCGAATCTCTATATTCAGGAGCCGTTCCCCGTCCTGACGTGGAACCCAATCAGCACGTACAGCAACGATCAGAACAACCGATTCGATCAGCGCAATCCGACCGTCGCCGTCGGCAACCCGAAGGGCGCTCCGTGGTCCACGATGTCGGGCCCCGGTGGGCGGCCGTACTTTGGCTAGCGCAGCGGAGGAGAGTAGGGCTCCGCCCTACTCGCAAAATAAAACCCAAACTAAAAGTAACATGGACCCTTTGGCCCTAATGGCAGTCGTCGGTCTTGTGTTTGCCGGTCAGCGTTTCAGCGCCGACTCTTCCCCGGCAACCACTATTCCAGCAAAGCCCCCTCATCAGATTACGCGTGGGGATCTCATTCAGGCGGACACGAATTTCGCCCAGCAGGATGCTCAGATGCAGGTCCGTCGCGGAGACGGCCGGTCGTTCCAGGGGTTCGAGGTGGGTGCGAAGCGCGAGGTGGCGTCGTTCGGTGACCGCGACCCCAAGGCGAACCGCTTCCCGTTCGGTCAGCCCGTCTACGATCTGTACAACCGTCAGAATGTGACGAACAAGATGAATAACCTGCAGCCCATCGAGCGCAAGAACGTTGGCCCGGGTCTGGGCGTCGACCCCAACGTCCCGGCCCTGGGTGGCTTCCAGCAGTATTTCCGCGTCTTGCCGAACAACGTGAACGAGGAGAAGCTCGTGACGCTGCCGGGCGGCAAGGGGCCCTCGGACGCATTCGTCAAGCAGGGTGGCACGACTCTGGGTGGTCAGGGTCAGCTGATCAACGGCCAGATGACGCATCAGGCCAAGGCGACCAAGGCGTGGACGCGCGCGCCCGCACAGAATCAGGGGCAGGGGCAGGGCGGAGCGCTCATCGCGCCCGAGGGCCGTCCGGACAACATCAAGACTCGCAAGACGACGAATCGTCAAGAGACGGGTCAGCGCGGGGACACGCTCGAGTACGGCCCGGCCCAGTGGGGTGTGTACCTGCC